CTGTTCCATCAAAGTGGGAGATAAGAAACGCCAACGGTGGACAGCTTACGTTTGGTGGTATGCAAAATATTATTGATATGAAAGGTGCCGCAGACTATAAGTACTTCTTGCTTGAAGAGTCGGAGAAAACAAAACAGTCAACCATTGATACTTTAGGACCGACACTGCGAGATACGGAAGGCGCAGAGATATGGTATTTGTGGAATACCGGCAGTTCACAGGACCCAATGAGTAAAGAGTTTATAATTCCGTATCAGGCCGAGATAGATAGAGATGGGTATTACGAAGATGATCACCACTTAATCATAAAACTAACATATAAAGACAATCCATGGTTTATGCATGATGAGTCATTAAGACAAGAGCTTGAGAAAGATAGGGGAAAAGTTAAGCGGGGCATTATGTCACAAGCAAGATTTGATGGTATATGGGAAGGAAAGTTTAATGACGATATAGCCAGTTCAGTGATAAAGGAAGACTGGTTTAAGGCTTGTATTGACGCTCATAAGAAGCTGGGCATAAAGCAGCGTGGAGCCGTAGTATCTGCTTGTGACCCATCAGATACCGGAAACGACCCTTGTGGGTTTGTATCTAGGCAAGGTATTGTGTTCTTTAATGTCACGGAGATAGAAGCCGATAACGGCAACAGGAAGATGGACGAAGCCTGTAAGATGGCTATTTCTGACGGGTGCGACTCGTTTGGGTATGACGCTGACGGACTAGGTGCGACGCTTAGAGATAATGTAGATAAAGGCTTTAGTGAAAAGAATACGAACATATACGCCTATAAGGGGTCTACTGACATAAACGACCCCAAGGCAGAGTTTAAGAGCGAAACGGCTGGGCTAACTAACAGGGCTAAAACTCTGCTAAACCAAGACGTGTTATTCAATAAGAAGGCGCAGAACATTATAGGGTTTGCTGAGCGAGTGTTTAGGACGTGGGAGGCTGTAACGGAAGGGATCTATCACGACCCCGATACGTTAGTTAGCTTTGATTCTGAGAGTATATCACCACAAATGATGGAGAAGTTTAAGGCTGAATCATCAAAGGTGCCCATAAAGCCAGGGAATACAGTTAAGTTTTATACTAAAGAAGAGATGCGAAAAGGCGTTCAGCTTCCAGATGGTAGTCGTCTAGTTATCCCTTCACCAAACTTATTCGACGCGGCTGTTCTATCGTTCGATAAAGCCAGTAATCAATCTAAAGCAGCAGCAACTAAAATCAACTTTCAAGGGTGGGGCTAATGCCAGACTTTCAGGATCATGACAAGGTAATAGCACTACTTGAGAGTGCGCAAGAAGCAGATCACGATAACAGAGAAATGGCCAGAGAGGCTCATCTCTTTCTGGATAAAAGGGACGGGCAGTGGGAGCCGTTTTGGTGGAATGCTAACAGCGGTAAGCCACGCTACACGTTCGACCTATCCAACCCTATAGTCGACCAGATAGCAGGAGAAATGGATCAGGCAGACTTTGACATTAAAATCAAACCTGCAGGCGGTGAAGCTACTAAAGATATAGCAATGACCTATGACGGTCTTGTTCGCAACATTGAGAATATAAGTAATGCGACAAGTGTTTTCGGTTGTGCTGGGCGCTCTATGGTCGCGAGTGGTATTGACGGCTGGCGTGTAGTTCAGCGTTACATTGATGGCAACTCGTTTGACCAAGACTTGATGATTGAAAAGATTAGCAACTTTGTCGATAGAGTTTGGTTTGATCCCTCAGCAGAGATGCAGGACGCCTCGGACGCCAAGTATTGCTTTGTGTTACAGGGCGTATCAAAGTCAGAGTATGAAGAGAAGTGGCCTGACGGTGGTAAGCAGGGTGTAAGCGAGGATAGAGAAGGCAGCGCGTACTTTAACAAACCTGATCTAATTATGGTCGGTGAGTTCTATTACATCAAAGAAGTAGAGCGCGAGCTTGTGCTTATGAGTAACGGTCAAGTGCTAGAAGTTGATGACGACTATGAAAAGGTTGTTGATGAACTGAAGGAGCTTGGAGTAACCGAGACTAACCGACGCAACAGGCCAAAGAATGTAGTTTATATCAGAAAGTTTGACGCTGGTGGCTGGCTAGAAGAAGAGAAAGAGACGGTATTCTCATACATTCCAGTAATACCGACGTATGCCAACTTCAAGATAAACGAAAACAAGATCATCTACTGGGGCGCAGTTGAGAAGATCATAGACGCTCAGCGAGTATTAAACTACTCAATGAGTCGAGAGATTGAAGAGGGAGCGCTTGCTCCTCGTGCTAAGTACTGGATGTCTGAAAAGCAGGCCGCAGGGCATGAGCGCGAACTAGGCACATTGAATACTAACAGCGATCCGGTTCAGTTCTTCAATCCAGACCCAGAAAACCCGGGCGTCCCGCAGCAGAACGGCGGCGCTACAATCAACCCAGGTTTACGGGCTATATCTGAGTCAATGGCTACGCTAATCAGTCAATCTGCTGGATTGTTCGCTGCTAACATGGGTGATAATCCAGGCTTACAGTCTGGCGTAGCTATCGAGAAGCTACAGAACAAGGGTGATACGGGAACAATTAAGTATTTCAACTCTCAAGAGATAGCTATATGCCACACAGCTAGAATATTGATTGATGCTATCCCATCGGTTTATGAAGGCGAGCGACAAGTTAGGATATTAAAAGAGGACGGTTCGTTTGATATGACCGTTCTTAATCAAAAGATAGTTGATCAGCAGAGCGAAGAAGTCGTAACACTCAATGACCTGTCAATGGGTACTTATGATGTAACCTGCTCAAGCGGTCCTGCATTCCAGAATAGACAGCAAGAAACAGTTACAGCGATGACCGAGATTGCACAGGTAGACCCCAGTGTTATGCAGTTGGGTGGTGATATTCTGCTTAATAGCATATCAACACCTGGAATGGATCAATTAGCTGAACGTAAGCGTCAGCAGTTATTCCAAGCCGGCGCTATTCCTGAAGATCAAATGACCGATGAAGAGAGGCAGCAATTACAAGCTCAAGCACAGCAACCACAAGAGCCAAGCGCGGAAATGCTGATAGGTCAGGCTGAGTTGATCAAAGCGCAGAACGAGCAGAAGAAGACTGACATTGACGTACAGGTTAAGTCTGCACAACTTCAGCTTGATCAGCAGAAGCTACAGCTAGAGTCTCAGAAGCTACAGTTACAGAGCCAGCAACATCAAGACAAGACAGACTTGGAAATAGCTAAGGTAAAAGAGGATCAAGGTAATACTGACTTCGCTCAATTCATGGCACAACAGAAAATGCAAATGGAGCAGCAAGCAGCAATACTAGACGGCATGAAGTCACAGGCTGAAACGCTCAAGACTTTGAAGGATGCTATGGGTGTAGATACGATAGTCGGGCCAGCCACCCAAGAAGCTTATATCAATCAGGCCGAGATGATCACAGAGGTTCAGCAGGAGGTAGGTATTGACAATACCCCGCTATAGATATATAACCAAATAGAATGTAAAATAGTATTTACATAACTTAATAGAATAATGTACGCGACATATTCGCGATGAATAAACCAGAGGTGGGTAACCCATGAGTGAAGCAGAACAAATGCCAATTGAACCGACAAGTCAAGAGGCTGTACAGGAGACTGCACCTGTCGAGGAGAAAGTCACGTTTTCAGATGAGCAGCAGAAGCTTGTTAACGACATCGCCAGCTCTAAGGCGTTTGAAGTTAGAGAAGCCAGGCGTAAATCTGAAGAGTTGCAGCGTCAATTAGACGAAGCAAGGGCGGCTATCCCCAAAGAAACACAGCCTGAAATTCCTGACATTCCTGATCAGTACGATGAGGATTATGATACGAAGATTAGGGCTAGAGACGATGCTATTCGAGCAAATGAACGCTACGAATCTAATCAACGATACACGCAAGACCAGCAGCAGCAGGCACAAGAGCAGAAGCAACGGAAAGAAGCAGAAGAGCTGACCTCCAAGGCTAAACTTTATGAGTCTAACGCCGTGAAAAAAGGCTTAAACTTCGAAGAGGTTAAAGCAGCGGGTAAAACGGTCATTGATTACGGTTTAAGAGGTGATGTGATTAACGAGATGCTAAGCGATGCTGACGGCGCGCTAATGTCTTTGTATATGTCAAAGAACCCTCAAGCTATTGATAGTCTGAACAGTGCTAACCCTATTACATTAGGCAGCGTATACGCAGACATCAGGGCTAAAGCTTCAGCGCTCGGAGCACACAAACGAACAGCACCGGAACCAGTCGAAACCTTACGAGGCGCTGGCGTGGTAACTTCAGACGGAGGCCCTGACGGTGCAACATATGAATAAACTTAAGAGGTAGTCACTCATGGCTAACAATTTATCAAGTAACACCACTACCCCGCTCGCGAAAGGCTTTTTAAAAGCTGTCGAGAGTACGCGTGTATTGACTAAAGCAGTTAATACACAGAAATTAGAAGGCAAATTCCAACCCTCCAGTGGCTCAACTGTAGACTTTAAACGTCCGCATCAGTACAACTCAATTGAGACTGCTGGCGGTGATATCTCAAGCTCAAATAAATCTAACATCATTTCTGGTAAGGCAACTGGTACAGTTCAGAACATGATTACTGTTGCCACTGAGTGGTCGGTCCTAGAAGAAGCGCTTGAGCTAGATGAGTTGCCAGGTATTCTTGAGCCAATGGCTCGCCAAGCAATCACAACGCTTGAAAGTAACCTTGGTAACTACATGCGAAGTAATGCAGGCTTATCACACGGCACAGTTGGCACCGTTGCTGACGCTTGGTCTGATGTTCAGCGCACTGGTGCAATGATGCAGTCACGCGGTGTTCCAAATGATTCGCCATGGAACTACGTGTTAAACCCTTATACAGCCGGTGCACTAGCGGATGCTCAGACAGGCTTAACCGCTGCTGACGGCCTTGTGCGATCAGCGTGGGAAATGGCACAGATACCGAACACGTTTGGTGGTATGCGTGTGATGTCGTCTAACTCACTTGGCAGCTATACAACTGGTGCTGGTGCGGATAGAGCGGGAACATTGAGTGCTAACCCTGATGTTACTTATGTAACAGCTAAAGACACAATGACCCAGGTTCTTGCTGTAACTGGACTTGATGCAGCGTTACCAATTAAAGCCGGTGATGTTATCGAGATCACAGGCCGCAACATTACCAACCTTGATAAGATCAGGTTATCTTTGACCAGACAGGTGCAGCGATTCCTTTCCGTGCAACAGTAACCGCTGATGTAACGTTGTCGGGTGGTGCTGGTAATATCGTTATCTCAGGGCCAGCAATCTACGAGGCTAACGGCCAATATAATACCGTAGACTCTGCGCCGATTTCAGGTGATGTAATTACTATTCTTGGTTCAGCTGCAACGGTTTATCAGCCTAACTTGTTCTTCCATGAGCAGGCGTTTGGTCTTGGTACTGTTAAGCTCCCTAAGTTGTTCTCAACAGATACGGTTGCCACTAGCTCTGACGGCTTCTCGTTACGAGTTAGCCGTTACGCTGATGGTGATGCGAACACGCAAAAGGTGCGATTCGATATCCTGCCAGCATTTGCGACGTTCAATCCGTTCTTCGCTGGTACTGGTTGGGGCTCGTGATAGTCTAGTTAAATTAGAGAAGGCCCTTTACAGGGTCTTTTTTATGCGCTATTGTTTGTTGCGTGAATTAAATCCAATAAGGAGCAAGCAATGAACACATACGGCTATAAACTTGTGAAGAAGGGTGATTTATGATTGAGGAACTAACGTTAATAAAAGCAATAGTAGGTGATTTAAGCGGCGTAGGTTTATGGGTATTTCTTGGCACAATATCCTACATGCTGATAACCAAGATGGTTTTATATATCGGTATTGGCTACCTAGTGAAGCTTATAGCTAATAAGGTGTCGAATTTCTTTAATGCTGACATCACCAAAGAGGGGCAAAACGCGCTTGAATCTGAAGTCGAACAACTAAGGTTGTCACAAGTAGCGACAAGGGCTGAAGCGGAAAGGCGTAAAATACTTGATGGAGTAAATGAAGAGGCGCTAAAGACTAAGCACAAGATCGAGATAGAAGATATTAAGCATATGTACAAGATATTAAAAGAATCTAAGGTGGAGAAATGAGCTTATTAGATCAGCAAATGAGCTTATTAGATCGGCAAATGAGGAATGCACAAGCTGTCGGTTTTGGGGGTTTAGGTCAGAACGATGCGCCTTTTCAAGACTATAACGCCCGTCAGGAAATGGGGCTGGCAAACTCAATGGCCGCACAGCAGGCATTATTATCCAGTCAGCAACCTAGAATTAAAGTTCTAACGTTTAAAGACGAAATGCAGCGTGATGTAAACGAATACTTAAAGGATTGGGACAAATGATTGCAATAATAATAGGGTTAGCAATAGCTTGTATAGGCATTGCTCAATACTGCAACCCTAAATCCGGCCTAACTAAATGTGGTATAGCGTCACATAATGTCAGAAACTTAGCCATAATAATATTTGGTGTAGCAGCAGGTTCAATAATGGCAATTATAGAGTTAAGGATCTCAGTATGAAAAAATATAACAGCTCAGCGCTAAGCACCAACCGCGCAGAAGTGCTAGAAGAAGCGGCAGAGAATGGCGTCATTATTCAGGAGAAGAACACTAATGGTAAGGTTAGGCGGGAGTTTGTGCTGACCAAGCAAATGACAAGAGAGGAGTATGAAGCCAGGTTCCCGCTTGAGATAATGGGGGTTAAGGAATGAGCGTATATAAAGTAAGAGTGAGTGATGATACCGAATGCATAATTGAGGCTGAGTTTGTAGAGATAACAGACGGTGTCGCTATCTTTTACTCTGGTGACCCGCCTCAAATAGTGTCTGTATTTAGGCAATATGACCATATATTTAACATGTCACACTACGAAGAAACCCCTTAATTGGGGTTTTTTATTGCCTGTTTGTTTATATAGCTACATAGTTATATAATCACATATACAGATAAGCGAGGTTGTTATGATTAAATGGAATAAGCCAAACGGCAGCACAATCGAGACTAACGAAACAAAAGACACCATAGCTAAAGCAGAATCACTAGGCTGGGAGAGAGTTAACGATGGCAACCGTAGCGCAAGTGGTAAAAGCGTCACTTCAAAGAATCTTGGTTCAGGCAAGCGAAGCACCAATAGAGGCTGATGAGGCTCAAGACTTCATCTTTGCCATGAATAACTTCATGCTTGCTCTTGATGCTGAGGGCGTGGCTCTTGGTTATACCGAAGTTAATAATTTAGCAGATGAGATAACAATCCCTTCCGGTGCGTTGCGCGGCCTTATTGCTAACATGGCTATAGAGGTAGCACCTGATTATGGCGGTGAGATTACACAAGGTCTGGTCGTTGCGGCCTCAGATGGACTCAAGGCTATGCGCAAACTTGGACAGGTTATCGTTACTTCTGCCTATCCTTCTAATCTTCCAATTGGATCTGGCAATGAGTGGGGCACAAGAGGCACACGACACTTCTACCCCGACCAAGAAGCAGAGATACTATCCGAGACCACGGGCGCTATTGGCCTCGAATCAAGCACAAGTGAGGCTTAAATGGCTACCCGTTCAGCAGGTATAAAGAAAAGTAACTTTCCAGCTAAAACCACGGTTGATGCAAATGCTACGTTTGATTATGTGGTTAACGGCACCAACTACAAGATAGACGAAACAAACCTGATTGCTGCACTAGGTGCTACCGGAACTATTGTTCAGGATGGCGCTGTAACTGGCGTTCCTGTTCTTGATACGCAGGGCAGTGTTAACAATATCAGAAACCTAGAGATAGGCTCAGGTATATTCGGCGAGGTAAGCCCTGAAAACGGAATAACACTAAAGCACAACTTTATTCCGAGCGGTGCGGGTGCCGATGTACTTATAGATGAGACTGAAGCTCAGCCAATTATTAGATCGTTAACCGCTGGCGACGGCATTAATATTAGCGCTGCAGGTAATGTGATACAAGTTACAGCAACGGGCGCATCACCTTCCCCGTCAACCACGTTTGTAATTAATCAAGAGTCTGATTTCCCTACGCAAGATGCTACGACAATAACACTAGATGCTGGTGTTACCTTTGTGATTGGGGCGTCATTCACCCACTCTAAAAATTATATTGTTGGTGATGCGTGCAAAATAACAGGAAATAACATTCTTTCTCCTGTTTTGACTTACACTGGCACTCTTCCGATGTTCACGTCGGTTGACGCATCATTCACGGTTAAAGAACTACAGATTGATCACCCCAACTCTGAAGCGTACAGCGTTACCGATACCGTTGGCGGGCAGGTTTTATTTCTTGAAGAGAAAGTAAGGCATGTTTCTGGCACCAAGTACGGCACCTTTAATGATCTTCAGACTGTTCTTTCAGAGGGTAGTTCAGCGCTTGACCTAGACGACGGAATAACAAGAAGCGGCGTGAACGGGGTAGTGTTCTCTATTGACAAGTTGTTCATAGGTAGCACAAACCCAGCGTTTGTTGGAATAGATCACGGCACGGCCATAAGCCAAACAACAGAAATAAACAGTTTTATTCCTGTTGCTCCGACTGGCTCAATCGGGATAACCGGGGCGGCTAGCTCGGCAAACGTTCCAGCTGGTGAGATTGCAACAGTCACCAATTGCAATTTTTCAGGTGTAGATAACCCTCTCGATACTATTACCGCAAAAGATATACGCTGGAGGTTTGGCGCCAACAGTGGTGTTCCAGACACCAGAGAGGATGCGTTAATTTCTCTCTTTGGTAGCTCAACACAGACGGTTATATCGTCGGCAGACACCCCCGTGAAAGTAAACGCGACATGGACTTGTGTTGATGTAAGTCATTTTGAGTGCGATGCAACGGGTAGAATCACGCATATTGGTGAGGTGGATTTTACCGCGCCGATAGATTTCTCTACGACCGTTCTGGCTGCTGCTGGAGGGGATAAGGTGGTTACAGTTTATATAGCCATAAACGGCGCGATAGTGGCGGCCACGGGCAAGGGCGGAACTGCCAGTTCATCAAAGCCGGCATCAATAACAGCTATATGGCAGCACGCATTTAAACAAGGTGATTACGCAGAGGTCTGGATAGAAAACAACAGTAATACAGAAAATCTTATTGTTCAACAGGCAGTGGGGCGGATAAACTAATGCCAGTTGCTCAGCTACCGATCACAAACGGGTTTTATATATCTGACTCATTACCGATTAGTGCACAGGAATGTGTTAACTGGTATGTGAATGTTCCACAGGCACCATCAAGAGCGCCTGAAACACTATTCGGTACTCCGGGATCATCAGAGCTTTCTACATCAGGGTCAGTTCAGCAACAGAACAGAGGTGCGCGGACTTTAAAGGGGCGCGGTTACTTCATCAACGGCAACGCTTTATATAGATTTAATAGCGATTTTACTATTGATACTATTGGCACAATAGAAGGCGTCGACCGCGTATCTTTAGCTGATAACGGCACACAGTTGTTCATTCTTAATCCTGGGGGTAAGGGCTATATATTCACTGATGGGCCTGATACTTTAACAGAGATAACAGATCCAGACTTTAGGGCTAATGGTAACCCGCAATACGTTGTTTTTGTTGATGGGTACTTTGTGTTAACTACAGATGGCAAGAAGTTCATCAAGTCATCGTTAAATGATGGTCTATCTTACAATGCTTCAGACTTCGGGACAGCGGAGGCTAACCCTGATGATACAGTTGCTCCTTTCGTCTTCAAGAATCAGCTATTCATTACGGGCACAATAACAACCGAGGCGTTCCAGAATGTTGGTGGGTCAGGCTTTGCATTCACTCGGTCAGGACTGTATTTATCAAAGGGCGTATCGGCCCCGCTGTCACTGATAGAATCAAGTGATACGTTTATGTGGATAGGTGGAGGTGCTAACGAGTCGCCAGCTATATGGTCGTTTGTTGGCAATAGCGTGCAAAAAGTCAGCACAACATCTATCGACAACTTATTGCAAGACCTGACTGCTGCACAGTTGCGGGAGGTGTTTTCGTGGAGCTACGCAGAACGTGGCGCTTACTTTGTGGGTTTTGCATTACCGTCAACAACTGTTGTGCTTGATACAATCACAGGAAAATGGCACGAACGGAAAAGTCTTGTTACTAACGGTAACGCAAAAGAACTTGCTAGGTCTCGTGTAAACTCAGTGATCAGCGCTTACGGTCGTATACTTGTTGGCGATCAGTACGATGGGCGCATAGGCGAGCTTAGCAAAGATACGCTAAGCGAATACGGCGAGGCCATTATAAGACGTGTAGCTACACAGCCATTCATCAACAATGAAGAGGAGTTCTTTTTACCATGGATTGAACTTACAGTTGAATCCGGCGTGGGTACTGCAAGTGTACCAGACCCTCAAATCATGATGGATTACAGCAAAAACGGTGGGCGTACTTTTATTGATGAGCGCTGGCGTTCAATGGGTAAAAAAGGCGAATACCAAAGACGTGCGATATGGCGTAGAAACGGGAGATTTGCTCGTGACGCTGTGTTGCGATTCACTCTTAGTGATGCTGTCAAGCCTGTGATTATTGGCTTAACTGGAGATATCAGGTGACTAGACGCGTACTGAATGTTAGCCAGCCTATTGTTGAGGATAACGGCACGATGGCGCGCCAGCTTCAAGAGTGGCAAACGCTTGTTACTAGACTATTACCGATGACTGGCACGGGAAGCCCGGATGGCGTTGTTATAGCCGAGCAATACCAGCATTACTACGACACAGCAGGGGGTACAGGCGCCATACTTTACATCAAAATGCTAAGTGATGTCGGTGGCGATAGGTCGCTTGGCTGGAGGCGCTAGATTGATAGTCTCTCGAACATTTGACGTCTCGCTTATTAAAAGCGTTATCACTCGACCTGATGTATGGGAAGAGGTGTCTGAAGGCGGGGCTAATAGCGAACAGTTTGAGCCAAACCTACAAACAACTGTTTGGGTGTCGGTCGCTACCGATGGCGATGTGCTGGCTATCATATCGTTTGAAAAGTTTAATTCAGTAACACTGCAAGTGCACCCCGCTGTTGTGCCAGAGCATAGACAGCACTCAAGAAAGATTATAGCTGCAGCGGCTGAGTGGGTTAATAACACACCATCACATTATAAGAAAATGATAGCAGAGATACCAACGAAGCTGAAACATGTGTGTAAATTTGCTCAGTGGGCAGGGTTTGAGCTTGAGGGTGTGAGAAAATCTAGCTTTATAAAAGACGAACAACTGCTTGATGTTAATTTGTATGGCATCACATTGGAAGATTTAAAGAAGAGGTTTTAATTATGAGTAGTGGGCCAAAAACAGATAACAGTGCGCAGTTTGCACAAATAGAAGCTAATGCCGAAACAATGGCGCTGATCGAGAGGCAGACTAAGCAGGCGACAAGAGATGCAACCAAGCTTTTCGGAGCCGCGCAAGACAACTTTCTAACAGGCTCTCAGGCGGGGCTTGATGTATTTGGATCAACGATCCCCCAGCAATTCGGCGCATTTCAACAAGGTAATGTAGGTGCACAAAATCAGTTGATAGCGGGTATGCCTCAGGTTAATAACGCATTGCTTGGTTTGCCTACTGACTTATCATCGTTTCAGCCTCAGCAAATTGATGTCGACACAAGCTTTGCTCAGCAACAGTTGCCTCAGTTCACAACACCGGAGCAGGCTCTAGCGCTTACTCCGGGTGAATTAGCAGCACAAGAAGCGGTAAAGACAGAGCAATCGCAAATGCTTGATCAGCAGAAGCAGATAGCAGAACTACAGCTTCAAATAGCTAATTTTCAGAACAGTCCAGCCAATATTAGAGGCACTCAAGCTGGACCGAATGGTGGTGGTCAATCCGATAGGAATGGTGGTGGAAGTGGTGGATTTTAGAGCGATGATAATTACACTTGGAGTACACGCATAATGGCTGACTTTTCAAAGTTTGGAGATCAGAACACACAAAACGCTATTCAGGGCATTCTTGACAGGCTTGGTATTCAGGGTGCTGCTGACGTAGCCAACGGTCAAATAGTTGACGCTCAAGGAAATCCAATTGCTGGCGCCCCATCTCAGGATGAGTTTAACTCTCTACTGGGGCAGGTGGTTAATCAGGGTGTACCAATTGATCAGCTTAATATTCCACAGCAACGCAACCTTAACGTGATTCCATCTAACCATCAAAGAAGAGCCCCAGCCACTGGTCTAATAGGTGCAGAGCAAGCCCTAACTGGCGGATTGGGCGGAGCTGAGTCAATACTTAGAGAGGGTGTAGGGTTTGGCGTTAATTCACTAAACCAAGGGAGAGATCAGGCGCTTGCACAGCTTCAAGCAGGGCAAGATCAGCAGAGTTCAGTGGCTCAAAATGTTTTCGATATTGCCACAGACCCTTTAACCGGGTTTGCTCAAGCAGGGCAGAGTGCCAATGCATTACAATCCGCACAATCTGGCGCACTTGGTTCTGATGCTCAGGCGCAAGCGTTTGCTAACTTTAACGCTTCACCGGGACAGCAATTCGCACTAGAAGAAGCGGAAAAAGCATCATTAAGAAACGCTAGCGCCACAGGTGGTCTTGGTGGCGGCAGAGTTCAGCAGGAGCTGCAAAGACAGGCTATAGGTTTCGCTCAGCAGGATTTTGGGAATCAATTCGACAGGCTTGGGCAAGTATCTGCCATGGGTGCTAATGCAGTAGGTCAAATAGGCGGCATAGGTGGACAGATAGGTAGCCAGCTTCTTGGTAACTTGGGGGCTAGCAATCTAGCGGGCGCTAACATAACAGGTCAAGCAGGGCAGGCACTTGCCGGACTTGGTCAGGTTGGTGGTGTGACTGGAGCCAATCTATTCAGAGGCACAGGTCAGGATATCGCATCTGGTAG